CAACACGATGGAAGTAGCGTCTGCCATTGCCAACCACTATTGGCGCATTAAACCGGACGCAATAATCGTGGACGCTGGCGCGATGGGTGCCGGAGTGATAGACCGCCTGCGGCAGATGGGTATGCCAAACGTGATGGAAGTAAACTTTGGCGGCAGCGCAATAGATTCGACAAGGTACGCCAATATCCGCGCCGAGATGTATTTCAAAATCCTTGCATGGCTCAAGAGTGGCGGGTGCATACCAAATGACACAGACCTTAAATCAGAGCTGACAGTTACGGAATACAAATATACGCAGGCGGGGAAGATAATCTTGCAGCCAAAAGAGCAGATTAAGGAGCTGACCGGCAGAAGTCCTGACCGCGCTGATTCCCTTGCGCTGACGTTTGCTGTACCAATACTCAAACCGAGTGGACATAGACAAGTAGTGAAAGCTAACACGGAATACAAGTTGTTTGATTAAGAGGTGATACCAATGTGTGCAAATCTGTTTTCTAAACCAAAAGTAACTTCCCCAACAGTGGAAAAAGTTGCGCCCGCTCCGCAGGCCGTGAGCCAGAGTGAAAGTGCTGCCATCAATGACCGCGCTTCTGCCGAAGCGGAAAAGATGCGGAAACGGCGTGGCTACAATTCCACACGGATAGCCAATGACAGAGCTGTGTTGACCGATACTGCACAAGGCGGCAACCGGCAGACTTTGGGGTGAGCATGGACACGTTATTAGCAAGGCCGGCGGGTGATATGCGTCCGGCAGATGTTGAAGTAAAAAAAGACTATTGGCCTGACAAGGGGAAGGTGCTTCAGCGGATTAACCAGCTCCGTGAGAATCGTCTGCGCTGGGAAGATCAGTGGATTGATATTCGTAACTATGAATTGCCTTTCATCGGCGATTTTAAGAGGCAAGGCGATGACAGCTATCCAGGGCGCAGGCGTGACTTGCACATTGCACAAGGCGTGGCGTGGGCATCAGCGCAGATATTCTCTGCCGGTATTATGTCCGGTCTTACGCCGCCAAGCCGTCAGTGGTTTAAGTTTCAATTCTCTAACAGTGAACTGAACGAGAACGTGCAGGCGGGGCAAGTGCTTGACGAACGGCAGGAAATTATGCAGGCGGTATTGGCGGGTAGCAATTTCTATAACGCCATTCACAGTTCATACCTGGAATTACCCTACGGACAAGCACCGCTGGCTGTTCTGCCGGACACGCAGAAGGGCGTACGTTTTCAAGCGCAGAGCATTGGCACATACTACATAGATGTTGGCGGGGATGGCAAGGTAAACACGTTCGCAAGACGCTACCCCATGAAACTACATCAAATCATTGATACGTTTGGTTTAGAGGCGTTGCCATACACTGACCGGCTGAACATTGAATCCGGCGGTGTGCCGGACAACGTAACACGCTATGTGTGGTGGTTGGTCGAACCTAACGCACAAGCCGTACCGGGGCGCATAGGCAATCTGAATATGCCGTTTATCTCAATGTATTGGGTGGATGGCAGCGGAGTAAACGAATGGCTGTACGTTGGCGGGTATGAGGAATTTCCGGTTCCCACCGGACGCTATCTTGTCAATGCCAATAATCCATACGGCTATGGTCCAGGGTGGTACGCGCTGGGTGATAGCAAGATGCTCCAGGTTATGAAGCGTGACTATCTCACAGCCGTGGAGCTGGCAGTTAAACCGCCTCTGACCGCAACAGCAGATGTCATGGCAGAGGGGATAAATCTTATTCCGGGCGGCGTTACCAAAGTACCTGGCCCCAATAGTGCCGTGCAACAGTTGTTCCAAGTTGGTTTGGATTTGCCACATTTGGCAGAAGAAATTATCCGCACAGAGGACAGCATCAAGCGGGCATACTCTGCCGATTTGTTCCTCATGTTGGACAGCATCACCACTGGCAATATGACGGCGCGTGAGATTGTGGAGAGGCAGCAGGAAAAACTGCAACAGTTAGGTCCGGTAGTGGAGCGGCTGCAGGAAGAATACTTAACTCCTATCCTTGAGCGCACCTACAACATTTTGGATCGTGGCGGTATCTTCCCACCCATCCCACCGGACATTGCCATGATGGTAGCGCAAGAGGATGTGAAAATTGAGTACATTTCGCCCCTTGCCCAAGCGCAAAAAATGAGCGGTCTTGTGAACATTGAGCAGATGATTTCCTTTGTGGCGCAGATGGCTCAATTCTGGCCTGACGCACTCAAGACCATTGACCCGCTGGGTACGGTTGGCAAGTATGCCGAGATGTTGGGCGCGCCTGCCAAGATGCGTAGACCGGAAGAAGAAGTCGAAGCCATGATTCGGCAGGAACAGCAGGCAATGGCACAAGCACAGCAGGAACAGCAGGCTATGCAAATGGCGCAGGCGTTACCGGATATTACGCAGGCGGCTAAAAATGCGACAGAGGCGGCAAATGACGGCAATCCTGCCCTTGCTGATTGGTTAGGAATGAGTGGTGCTGTGTGATGGGCAAAAGATACATGAGTAACTATGACGGAGCTGACCGGCAAAAGTGGGTGAGAGCCGCCATAGCAGATAAAGACCGGAACGCAATGAAAACATTGCTGACAACGGACGAAGGGCGTTGGTTTATCGCAAGGCTCTTAAAGAATGAGGGTTTAACCACAAGCGCATTTACCGGCAATAGTGCCACGTTTTACAACGAGGGCAGGCGGTCTGTCGCAGTGGATATATACCAAAGCATACGGCGGCTGTTGGGCGTGAAAGGAATCAAGCTCCTGCACAAAGCGCAAGAAGATTTGATGGAGTTTGAGGAGAGAGCGTTGGCGGCTGCTGAACAGAAAGGGGATAACAATGGCTGAAGATGTAACGGCGGTCAACGATAACACGAATGAACCGCAGCCGAGCGAATCGGCAGAGAAGCCAGCAGAAAACGCTGATACCTTGCTGGGTGGCACCGGTACCGACACGCAGAAGGAACAGCAGGAGCAACCACAAGCTCCAGAAGCGTATGATTTCAAAGCGTCTATTCCCGAAGGTGTAGAAGTTGACGAGGCCATCACGAAAGATTTTAGCGAGATGGCAAGAGGCATGAATCTCACCAACGAGCAGGCGAACCAAGTAGCTGCGTTTGGCATCAAGTACGGACAGCAAGTAGCTGAAAGTATCATTGCCCAACGTAACGCACAAGTAGCCGAGTGGGGAGAAACCGCCAAGAAGGAATTGGGCGCAGACTTTGAAAAAGTGATGTCCACGGCTGGAGCTGGGATAGAGGCCGTGGAAAAACTTGTGCCGGGTATAAGACAAGCTCTGAATGAAACCGGCGCAGGAAATCGCATTGAAGTGATTAGGGCATTTGAAATGTTCGGTCATAAGGTGCGTGAGGATCCCGGACAGATGGTAAATGTTGGGGGGCAGGCACCGCCGCAGAAGCCGACAACCTGGTACCCCAATAGCAAAATGTAATTTTTAGAAAAGGAGAGTGAAAACACTATGGCAACCGTAGGTGCAGTTGCACTGACTTTAAACGATTACCGTAAACGCATGAACCCGCAGGGATATATTGATGAAATTATCGAAGTCCTTGCATTGAGCAATCCCATCCTTGAGGAAATGACCTGGATGGAAGGTAACTTATTGACCGGCAACAAAACCACTTTGAGAAGCGCACTGCCGACTCCCGGCATCCGCTACATCAACAAAGGTATTACGCCGGACAAATCCAGCACCAAGCAGATTGTCGATACTTCCGTAGTATTGGAATCCCGCTCTGAAGTTGATACCGAGCTGCTGGCACTTGCACCGGACAAGGAAGCCTTCCGGCGCAGTGAGGACAGAGGTTTCATTGAAGCCTTTGGTCAGAAAGTAGCCGAGATGGTTATCTATGGCAACACTGAAAAAGACCCGGATACGTTCAACGGTTTGGACATTCGTCATCGCATCATGGGCGTAACCAATCCGGTAGAACAGGGTTATACCACCGTTGACGCTGGCGGCACTACCGCATCCAGCATGACTTCCGCGTTTATCGTGGAATGGGGCGAGAGAGCTACCACCGGCATTTATCCGCGTGAAGCTACCGCAGGCCTTGTTCACGAAGATTTGGGCAAACGTACCGTCTATGACGCAGACAATAAACCCTTTGAAGCAATGGTTAGTCTGTTCAAATGGAAATGTGGCCTCACTTGCCGTGACTATCGCGGCGCAGGTGCTGTCCGCAACATCCTGCCGAGTCTGTTCACTACCGGCACGGCGGCGCAGAAATTGGCATTGCTGAATGCCTTTATCACCGCCCATGACAGAATGCGTCACCCGGAACGCTGCGTAATGTATGTTTCCGTAGCTCTGTACACCGCGCTGAAACTGTTCCTCATGGATAAGAATAACTCTTATGTAACTCTGGAAACTCTGGAAAATGGCCTGCCCATCCTGCGCTTTGACGGCATGAAAGTTGTTAGGTTGGATTCTATGGTCAACACTGAATCCCAGTTTACCTAATTGAAAGGGGGAAATGACCATGATTTTTGATGCTGGTAACTTATTCCTTAACAAAAAAGCTATCACTACTTACGGCACTACTGCGGCATACAGTGACAATGTAGTTGCGAATACCGGCGGCGGGAACGCTTATGAAGCCCCCTGGCTGGTAGTGTTAATCACCGGCGCGGCTTCTGCTGGCGGTAACTTAACTGTAACCTTGCAGACTTGCGATGCTGAAGGTTTTGGCAGCGGCGTGGTGGATCTGTTTGCACAGACCGTAGCCACCGGCTCCCAGGGCGAAGTAATCGCTGTTCGTGTTCCGGTTGGCGCAAAGAAGTTCTTCCGTCTGAAACTCCAGGGAAGTGCTTCTATGACCGGCGATGCTGTTGTGACCGCAGGCCTTGTGCTGGATGCA